GCAACATTTCTATTCCTGCATAATTCGTTCGGAGGTTTTGACGATGGCTCGACCACGCAAACCGACGCACCTCCACGTGGTCAGCGGGTCGGCAAAGACCAACCCCGGCAGGCTGGCTGATAGAGAGGCGGAGCCTGTGGCTGACGATGACATTCGCGGGATCGAGGCTCCGGATTATCTGGACGAAGGGCTTGCGGCAATTTGGCGCGAGGTGGCCGGGATGCTTCACGCGAGGGTCGCGTCCAACCCGGACATGATCGCGCTGGAGGCCCTTGTTAGGCTGGTCGCGCGGATGCGGACTGGCGAGATGTCGGCAGCGGACTACGCGCGCTTGCAAGGCTACCTTGGAGAGTTCGGCATGACGCCCGCTAGTCGGTCGAAGGTATCGCAGGGCAAGAAGGCGGTCGAGAAGAAGGGCTTCGCCGCGCTTAAGGGTGCCGGGTGACGTTCACCGAACGCGCTAAGGCCTACGCCTCAGCAATTGCGAAAGGCGAGATTGACGCTTGCCGACTGGTTCGGCTTTCGTGCCAGCGGTTCTTGGACGACATCGAACGTAAGGATTGGAAGTTCAAGCCCGAGCTGGTGGAGCGGGTCTGCGGCTTCGCGGAATTGATGCCGCACGTTAAAGGCAAGTGGGCGCGGACGCGAGAGTTCATCAAGCTTGAAGACTGGCAAGTCTTCATCTTGGCTTGCCTGTTCGGGTTTGTTGACGGCGAAGGGCGGCGGCGGTTCCGCCAAGCCTACATCATGCTGCCGAGAAAGCAGGGCAAGTCAATCCTCGCTGCGGTGATCGGCCTCTATATGCTGACCCTCGATGGCGAGGCAGGGGCGGAGGTCTATTGCGGCGCGACTAGCGAGGCGCAGGCTTGGGAAGTGTTCCGGCCCGCTAAGCAGATGGCGCAGCAGGCGGGTGAAACTCCCGGCGAGTTCTTGGCGGAGTTCGACGCGGATGTTGCGGCGAAGTCGATCTACACAGCAGACGGCTCCCGCTTTCAGCCGGTGATCGGCAAGCCGGGGGACGGTAGTTCGCCGCATTGCGCTATCATTGACGAATACCACGAACACGACACGCCCGACCAGTTCGACACGATGCTGACCGGCATGGGCGCTCGCGAGCAACCGCTGGCGCTGGTGATTACTACGGCAGGCGATAACGTTGGCGGCCCCTGCCACGACATGCAGAAGTTTGCCGAGGATGTGCTGGAGGGCGTGATCGGAGACGATCAGTTCTTCGGTATCATCTACACGATAGACAAGGCGGACGACTGGCGCGACTTCGACGTTTGGAAGAAGGCCAACCCGAACCTTGGCGTCTCGATCTTCGAGGACTTTCTAAGGGCGCGGCACCAAGAGGCGATCAACCGGCCCTCAAAGCAGGGTATCAACCTGACGAAGCACCTCAACGTGTGGGTTTCGTCGCGCGATGCCTGGTTGAATATGTCTGATTGGCAGGCGTGCGCCGATGGCGGGCTGACGCTGGATGAGATGGCGGGGTGCGAGGCATGGATCGGCCTCGACCTTGCAACGAAGGTGGACGTTGCTGCGCTGGTCGCAAAGATCAGGATGGCAGACGGGCGCTTTGCCTACTGGCCGTTTTTCTATCTGCCTGAAGCGCAGGTTCTAGAGGGCAAGTCAAAGAACTCGGCGGCGTATGGCGGTTGGGCGGCATCGGGCCATCTGAACCTGACGCCGGGGGACGCAACAGATTTTGAGTATGTGGCCGAAGACATTCGGAAGCTGGCGAAGCTTCTGGATGTGCAGGCCTTGGGCTTTGACCCGTATCAGGGTCATCATCTTTCACAGCAGCTTATGAGTGAAGGGCTGCCGGTTATCGAATACCCGATGCAGACGCGCACGCTGTCCCCGCCCATGCGGGAGATGGAGGCGGCGATTGCGGCGAAGAGGCGTGTTCACCCCGGCAACCCGATGTTCGACTGGATGGCTTCCAACGTTACGGCGAAGGAAGACGGGCGCGGCAATATCTATCCGCGCAAACCGCACGGGCAGGACCACCTGAAGATCGACGGAATAACGGCTGCGCTGATGGCGGAGGGACTGAGCATGGAAGAAACCGAAGGCCGCTCCGTTTATGAAGAGCGCGGGATCTTGGTGTTCTGATGGGCTTTTTGACACGCATCTCGGACTGGATTGACCCGCCTAGCGTCGAGCCTACGGCAGTTGCGCCTACGGTTCCGGTGCAGGCTTATTCGGTGATCGACCTCGCGAGCGATGCAGGCCTAGAGGACTTCCTGCGCAACGGTAGCGGCAATCTTGCCGGTGCCACGATGAACCGCAAGACCGTGATGCGGAACACCGCTGTTAAACGCAGTGTCAACCTCATCTCGAATGTCATGGGTATGCTGCCCCTGCACCTTTTGCAGAAGGCGGATGGCGGGGATGACAAGAAGGCCCGCGACCACGCGCTGTTCGAGATTCTTGCCGACAAGACGAACACACAGCAGGACGCTTTTCAGTTTCGCCGCCTTGTGCAGCGTTGGGCGCTGGTCGATGGCAATGGCTATGCCGAAGTGCTGCGCTCGCGCGGACGTATTACCGGATTGATGCCGATACACCCTAGCAAGGTGCAAAAGCGCGAGAACTGGGGCGACCCTTACAAGGTCAACAACTCCAACGGCGGCACGCGGGTCATCGCGCCCGAGAATATGTTTCACCTTATGGGTGATAGCGACGATGGCCTTAACGGTATCTCGCTGCTCGATGAGGCTGCGGATGCTCTGGGCCTCGCGTTGCAGGCCGACAAAGCGGCTGCGCGGCTGTTCAAGCATGGCGCACTAATCCGCGATGTGCTGTCCAAGGAAGGCAAGCTGAGTAAGGAAGCTATAGCCAACCTGAAAGAGAGCCTTGGCGATGAATACGGCGGTTCGGACAACGCCAACCGCACCTTGGTCCTCGAAGAGGGCCTTAAATACCAATCCGTGCAGGCGAACGCGAAGGACAGCCAGCACCTAGAAACCCGCGACCACCAGATCGAGGAAATCGCCCGCGTGTTCGGGATGCCGCGCCCGTTCCTGATGATGGACGATACAAGCTGGGGCAGCGGGATCGAGCAGCTTGGCATCTACTTCACAACCTACACGCTCGCGCCGTGGCTCAAAGCTTGGGAATCGGCAATCAGCCGCATTCTCCTAACCAACGAAGAGCGCCGAAGCGGGCTTTATCCGAAGTTCAATGAGCGTGCCTTGCTGCGCGGTTCGATGGCCGACCAGGCCGAGTTCTTCAGCAAGATGATGGGTTCCGGCGGCTCGCCGCAGATCATGGAACAAAATGAGGCTCGGGCGCTGCTCGACCTTCCCGAGCACCCGGAAGGTTCCGGGCTTAATAGCGGTGCAGTCAATGGAGGTGGCGACAATGCCCCGACCGAATAAGATCCGTCTCAACACCAGCCAGAAGGTTACGGCCCTCACCAGCGAGGGCGCGCTTGATCGCTGGCAGCCTGCCATTCAGGCGGCAGTCGAGGATGACAACACGATTAGCGTTTATGACGTTATCGGTGAGGACTTCTGGACCGGCGAAGGCGTGACGGTGAAGCGGATCGACGCGGCCCTTCGCAAGATCGGCAACCGTGACGTTGTGGTCAATATCAACAGCCCCGGCGGCGATGTCTTCGAGGGCATCGCGATCTACAATCGCCTGCGCGAGCATCCGGCGAAGGTGCAGGTCAAGGTGATGGGCCTCGCCGCTTCCGCCGCCTCGATTATCGCGATGGCTGGCGATGAGGTGCAGATTGGCGAAGCGTCTTTCCTGATGATCCATAACGCTTGGGTCATGGCAGTGGGCAACCAGTTTGACCTGCGCGAAGTCGCTGACTTCCTCGCACCGTTCGATGAGGCCCTGCGCGATGTTTACGTGCAGCGAACCGGCACCGACGCAAGCGAGGTTGAGGCCATGATGAAGGCTGAAACTTGGATTAGCGGCAAGAAGGCTGTTGAAACCGGCTTTGCCGACACGCTGCTGAGCGCGGATGAAACCAAGCAGGTCGAGAATGCGGCGAACCCGCAGGTCAATGCCTTGCGCCGCGCTGAAGCCAATCTTTGCAAGGAAATGCCCCGCTCGGCGGCGCGTGACCTGCTCAACCAGATCAAGGGCAAGCAAGACGCTGCCCCTGACCCCGCCACGCAGGACGCTGGCGACCCTGAACTGTCCACCGCCCTTGCTGGGTTGCTGGATACCATTCGGGCCTAGCGCCCATTTTCACGACAGGAAGTAACACAATGACTAAGATGATCGCTGGCGCGGGTCTTGCCGCCCTCGCCGCTAACGCTCCGCGTGGCCTTGTTGCCATGCCACGTGCCGAAGCCAACGACCCGAAGGCTCTGGTCGCTCAGCTCAACAACGCCTTTGAAGAGTTCAAGGCTGCTCAGGACGAGAAGCTTGCCGCCAAGGCAGACGATGTTGTCCTGAACGAGAAGGTTGACCGCCTCAACAACGCAATGTCGGACATTGAGGCTGCGCTGAACGAGAAGATCGCCGCTGCGCAGACCGTCAGCCCGCAGGGTGACATGAAGCCGACCGACCCTGAATACCTGAACGCCTTTAAGGCGCACATGCGTAAGGGTGATGTCCAGGCTGCCATGACCGTTGGCACCGACGCAGACGGTGGCTACCTCGCTCCGGTCGAGTGGGATCGCACCGTCACTAATGCGCTGAAGCAGCGTTCGCCCATCCGCGACAATGCCCAGGTCATCACGATCAGCGGAACCGGCTTTAGCCGCGTTTACAATGATGGTGTGGTCGGCAGTGGTTGGGTCGGTGAAACCGCCGCCCGTCCCGAGACCTCTACTCCGGGCCTGTCCACCCTCAACTTCGAGACCGGCGAACTCTACGCTAACCCCGCGATTTCGCAGAAGGCGCTGGATGACGTTGCAATCGACCTTGAAGGCTGGATTCGTGACGAGGTTTCGGGCGAGTTCGCCATTCAGGAAAACATCGCTTTCCTGAGCGGCAACGGCACGAACAAGCCGTTCGGCATCCTCACCTACGTCACGGGCGCGACCAACGCTACGAAGCACCCGTTCGGCGCTATCGCAGCCGTGAACGGCACCGGCACCTCGCTCACTGACAGCGATGACCTGCTGAGTGTCATCTACGACCTGCCGAGTGAGCGCAACGGCAACGCCAAGTGGTACATGAACCGCAGCACGCTGGGCGTGATCCGCACCCTGAAGGACGGTAACGACAACTACCTGTGGCAGCCTTCGTATCAGGCTGACCAGCCTTCTTCGCTCGCCGGTTATTCGGTGGTCGAGGTTCCGGGTATGCCTGACATCGGCGCAAGCGCGGTTCCGGCTCTCTTCGGTGATATGGCGATGACCTATCTGGTTGTCGATCGCGTGGGCCTTCGCGTCCTGCGTGACCCGTTCACCAACAAGCCGTTCGTCCACTTCTACACGACTAAAAGGGTCGGGGGTGGAGTCCAAAATCCTGAGTACATGCGCGCGCTTAAGATGGCAGCGGCTTGATTAATACTCCGATTTTGCTATGACGAAGGGGCGGAACTGCTGGTAACAGTCCGCCCCTTCTAACCAACCGAACGTACGAGGTTCGATATGGCTGCATTCTCTTTATGCAAGATTCCGGATTGTGGAAACCCCAAGCGGGCGCGGGGATGGTGCGCAAAGCACTACATGCGCTGGAAAACGCATGGAGACCCTAAGATTAATCTATTGCCGCAAAGGCGCGTGCGGCAAAAAGTTATCCGTACTTGCAAAATTGATGGCTGCGAACGTGATGTGGTTAGCCGGGGGTGGTGTAACGCACATTATCATAGGTGGTCTCGAAGCGGGGAAGTAAACGAAGCAACGCCCATCAAAGAGATTGGTAAACAATCTCGCTGCGTCGAGAAAAGCGGATACGTGACTTACACGGATAGTTCTCATCCTATGGCGAATAAGAATGGCCGCGTTCTAGAGCACCGCGCCGTGATGGCCGAGGTGCTCGGACGCCCGCTCCGTAAGGACGAAAACGTACACCACAAGAATGGCAACCGATCCGATAATCGACCCGAGAACTTGGAACTTTGGGTTAAGCAGCAACCTGCCGGGCAGCGAGTCGAAGACTTACTGGCGTGGGCAAACGAGATCATCGACCGCTACGGCTAGCCGTACTGGACCGACTGATAGGGGTAAGCGAGGCGCTGCCCCGACCATATGGAAAGTAAGCGCAAAGAATGGGCGGAGCGAGAGTTCCGCCCCAACCCCTTTGGGAGAATACCAATGACCAAGAAGAAAGACGGCGAGATGGAAGCTTCGGGCGCTATCATCGCGAAAGAAGACAAGGCAATCGACACCAGCCATCCGGCGGTCGATGCCAACCCGCGCCAGGGCGATGACCTTCCGCCCGAGGCCAATCAGATCGACTTCAACGTTCCTTCGGCGCAGAAGCCTGCCAAGGAAGCCGTTGCAGACAACCTGAAGGCGCAGGACTAAGCGTGCGGCGGCGGAGGGCGCAACGATGACTTACAACCTTCGCCGCCTCACCCCTATTGATGGTGAGGATGTGCTACCGCTTGCTGATGCGAAGCTGTCCGCGCATATCACCAGCGACGACGAGGACACTGTGCTTGCGGGCTTCCGTGATGCCGCGCTGTCTGAAGTCGAGAAGCTATCCGGCTATGCTGTGGACGGCGGCCAGTTCGTTTGGGAGCAACCCCGTTTCGGGCGGCACAATATCCTGCCGGTTCGCGGTGCAACCTCGATTGATAGCGTGGCATATATGGGCAGCGATGGCGTTAGCGCGAGCTATGCGGACGCGCGCCTAGTCAACGGCGCGGCCTACCCCGCTGTCGGTGGATCTTGGCCCACGGCCTACGGCTCGGCGGCAATAACCTTCACGGTGGACGCTGCCTCGGCTGACAAGCTGGCGCTGCTGATTATCGCGGCGCAGCTGAAGTTTCAGGTCTTCGAGAACCGAGGGCGCGACGACGCCAAGTATATCGAAGGCATCGAGATGGCGATTGCCTCCACTCTCAATTCGATCCGTGGCGATACGCTGTGACCGCAGGACGTAGGGACCAGCTTGTCACGCTGGAGCGATATTCAGCCACTATGAACGAATACAACGAAGAGGTCGATTTCGTTTGGACGCCTCTCGGACAAGAATGGGCAGCGGTTTACTACGGCAAAGGCAGCGAGCGTCGGCAGGCCGCTATGGAGCAGGGAAGCCAGCCCGCTAACTTCCAATTCCTGTCGAACGCGCAGACGCGGGGGCTGACGCTGAAGGATCGCATCGAGCATAACGGCGTCTGGGATGTGGTCGGCATTAGCCCCGATACGCCCGAGCGCGGATTGCTGGAGGTTACGGCAGTTCGCGCAGCCTAAGCGCAACGCTGAAGGGCCGAACGATAAGGGATAAGCCCGTTAACTCGCCAGACCTTGCCCTCGCCATCGTTTGAGATGGTGATGAACAGCGTCGTGGCGTTCTCCTGAACAAAGGTAATTGTCGTTTCGCTCTCACCTTGAAGGACTGAGGGCGAGCCGATCTTCGAGACGCTTTCGGAGATGCACTGGGCAACGCGCATCGGGGGCTTGGCGGTGTTGAATGTGTGAACTGGCGGGCGGTTGCGCAGGTCGGATGCGGTTGTCGTGCAAGCCATGACACTGGCGGCGGCGACTAGCGCGAGAGCGGTTCTTTTCATGGCCGAGCAATAGCGACCAAGTTTAGCGAAAAGTCAAGGGGTGCGGCAATGAAGTTCAGCACCAAGACAACCGGCTTCGAGGGTCTGGAGGACATGCTCATTGAACTTGAGCAGTTCAGCGGGCGTACGACCACCGGCAAGAACGCGGTCCAGCGCGGGCTTAAAAAGGCGATGAAGCACATTGAGGACAAAGCGAAGTCGCTTGTTCCGGTGGATGACGGCGACCTGCGCGACAGCATCACGACGAAGAAGGAACGGGCGAAGCGGCAGCGCGGCTCGGCCAAGTTCCAGCGGCAGACGGGGATCTCAATGCTGACCGGCCCGACCGGCAAGCAAGAGGGCGGCAACGCGGCTTGGCAGGAGTTCGGGACCGTGAAGATGACGCCCGCGCCATACATGCGGCCCGCCGCAGATTCGGAAAGCGACAAGGTGATCGCGGACGTAGCGAAAGAGCTTCAGGACGCCATCGGCAAGTCTGTTGCACGCGCACGAAAGAAGGCGGGGAAGTAAATGGCAGACCTGCAAAGCGCGCTGTTCTCGCGCCTCACCACCGCGCTGTCGGGCAGCATCGGCACCCGCGCTTACTGGTCGAAAGTTCCGCAGGGGGCGGCAATGCCGTATCTTCGGATGCAGACGGTTAGCGACCCGCGCCCCGAGCATCTTGGCGGGTATGACGAGAGCCGCATCACGCGGGTTCAGGTGGATGTGTTCTCGCGCTCCTACGCGGAAGCGCGGGCGATCTCGGAAAGCATCATTAGCGCAGTAGCGCAGCCCGCCACGGTCGCGGGCGTCAAGTTCGGTCGCACGAAGGCGGAAGGCCCGCGCGACCTTGGGGAAGACGTTGAAGGCGTCGGATATGTGCATCGGCTCAGTCTTGACCTGCTGGCCGAGCATTCACTGGCATAAGGTCCACGGAGTAACACAATGGCTGAAACGACTGAAGCCTCGACCGGCTATGCTGGTGAGGTCTGGCTGAGCACTGACGACACCACCGGCAACCTCGCGGAACTGGTCCAGGTTGTCAGCTTTTCACTGCCGAGCGACACCGCAGAGCGCGTGGAAACCACGCACCTGAAGTCGGCAAACCGCCGCCGCGAATATACCACCGGCATGATCGACGGCGGCGAACTGGAGGTGACGCTGAACTTCCGTCCCGGAACGGATACGGACCAGCTCATTGAGGGCGCGCTGACTGGCGGCGATCCTCGAGCGGCCCGCTTCAACATTCCCGAACTGGGCACACTGGCGTGGACCTACGACACCACCGTTCAGGTTATCGGCTACAATAAGGGCGAAGTGACCGCAGACGGCAAGATGGAAGCCACTGTCACGATGGCCGTTAGCGGCGCTGTGACTGGCGGCGCATACGTCGAGCCTGTTTAATGGCTAACGCGATCAAAGGCGAAACCCCGCTCGTCCTTAGCGACGGGCGGGAGTTCACCCTCGTTCTCGACATGGAAGCCCTTGTCGAAGCGGAAACGATCTACGGAAAGCCGCTTTCCAAGTTGATGGAAGACGCCATGTCAGGCTTCATGGGGGCAGCTGCCGCCATGTTGCAGGGGGCCGCTGCCCGCCATCACGGGTTGAAGCGCGGCGATGCGCTCGAAATCATTCGCACCGACATGGGCGAGGTGGTTGAGGCCCTCACACGCGCAAGCGAAAGCGCCTTTCCTGATGAGGTGGAGGCGGGAAACGCGCCCGCGCCCAAGCCCAAGGCAAAAAAGCCTCGTGGGAAGACCTCTGGGCGCAATGGTGCGAAGCAGGGCTAGAGCCTGACGCATTCTGGCGGGCGACCCCCCGCACCTTTGCGCTGATCGTCAGCGCACGAATGAAGGCGACGGGCGACCTCGCCACGATGATCGGTTGGAGTTCCGAGCGGTTTGCGCGGCTCCAGAAGGTCAAGTCGCTGGATGAATACCTGAAACCGGCAAAGCCAACGTCAGCAGACGAAGGCGCAAGGGCTGTGCAGCGCATGTTCGCGCGCATGGCAGCGAAGCAAGGGGAATAACATGGCGCTAGGTGACGTTATTGCCCGCTTGGCGGTGAACCTCTCGCTTGAGACAGCAGCCTTCGAGAAGGGCGCAACCAAGTCCGAAAAGCGCATGAACCAGATGCGCCGCAAGTTCTCGGACTTCAGCAAGTCGATTGCCATTGGCGCGGCGGGCATCGGGACGGCCATTGCGGGCATCAATAAGGTCTTTGGCGACCTCGCCCAGAAGTCGAAGGAGATGGGCAACGCGGCGCAGGTCGCGGGCGAAAGCTTCGAGGACTTCCAACGCCAAGCCTACGGCGCGCGGATGGTCGGCGTCGAGTTCGACAAGCTGGGCGATATTTTCAAGGACGTTCGGGATCGCATCGGTGACTTCGCCCAGACGGGCGGTGGGCCGATGGCCGACTTCTTCGAGAACATCGCCCCCAAGGTTGGCGTAACGGCCAAGGCTTTCGAGGGCTTGGGCGGTAGGGACTCGCTTCAGCTTTACTACGATAGCTTGAAGAAGGCGAACGTCAGCCAAGAGGATATGGTCTTCTACCTGGAGGCTATGGCTTCGGACGCCACCAACCTGATCCCGCTGCTTGAGAATGGCGGCGCGGCTTGGGAGCGTTACGGCGATAAGGCTGCGGTTATCACCGAGGACCAGCGCGCCCAGCTTCAGCGTTACGAAGAGTCGATGGCGAAGCTGGACAACTCGCTCCAGCAGCTTGCGCTAACGCTGGTCGATAGCGGTCTGATCGACAAGTTCGCCAACTTCGCGGAGCAGCTTGCGGCTGTCACCGAAGGCTTTAGCGGCGTCTCTGTTGCGGCTAATGCTGCCGATGAGGAAATGAAGAAAACGGAGGGTGCGCGCAAGTTCGGTAGCGACCTCCGCGCCCTTAGCGACAGCATCAACGAATGGTATCTGGCGACCGATAAGGCGTTTGCCGATGCTGGCGCGGGCATTCGTAACTTCTTCGTCAGCGTGTGGGATGGCTTCAACCGATGGTGGACCGACCTGAAGGCCACGGCTGCGCAACTGGCGCAGGTGGGCAAGGATATGGTCGCGGGTCTTGTCAGCGGCATCAAGTCTGCCCCCGGCGCGGTGGGTGACGCACTTGTCGGCATCGCCTCCAGCGGGCTTGCGAAGGTCAAGAACTTCCTTGGCATCAAGTCGCCTTCGCGCGTCTTTATGGAGATCGGCGGGTATATCTCCGAGGGTCTGGCCATCGGGATCGAGGGCGGCATCGGGCGCGTCAATGCTGCGGTCGGCAAGATGACGGAAGCGGCAAAGCAGGCGGCGCGTGAAACCCAGGCCTTGCTCGACCGCCTGTTTCCTGAAGTGCGCAAGATGCTCGACTATGAGCGCGAACTGCAACTGATCGGCAAGGCTGACCTGTCCGACGATGCGAAGACCGAAGCGCGTCTGCGTCTGGGGCGGGAGCGCGATGGGCGTCCAGTCGAAGGCGGTGGCTTCACGGTATCGGATAGCGTCTTGAACGCGCCCAGCCTGATTAAAGGCATGGAAGAAGTGGGCGATAGTCTGAAAGGGCTTGGCGACAAGGCTAAGGTTCAGACCGTCCGCATTGCCGAGACGTTCAAGGACATGGCCGAAAGCACGCTTGCTGCGGTTGACCGGATGGCGAACGCTATCAAGGGCGGCGGCTTCCTTGATATCCTTTCCGGCGTGGTGGGTCTGGGTATTCAGCTCGGCAGCATCGGCGCATTCGGCAAGAGCATTCAGGCGAACATCAACAAGGGCATTCCCGGCTATGCGACGGGCACCCGCAACCATCCCGGCGGTCTGGCAATCGTCGGTGAGCGCGGGCCGGAGCTAGTGAGTATGCCGCGCGGATCGTCGGTGTTCACCAATAGCGAGAGCCGCGCGATGATGGGCGGTCGTGGCGGCAACACCTACAACTTCAGCGGCAACCTTCTGACGCCGGAGTTCTGGGACCGGATTAACGCTGGCGATATGGCTGCTGCGCAAGGCGGCGCGCAAGCTGCGGCCCAGAACTCTCGCTTTGCTGCTTCACGGAGTTTGCGCCGATGATTGAGCTTCCTACCGGCGTAGTGCCGAGCGAAATGGAAGTGCTGGCGCTCGACCAAGGGAGCGTTGTGCGTGGGGCTTCCTCGCTTCGTATCGACCGCCCCGGCAACCGCTACGCAATCGGCTTCACGTTCCCGCCTAGCGCCAAGCCCAAGCTTGCAAGGATCGTTCGGGCAAAGCGGCAGGGCATCCGTGTTTATCTGCCGCTGAAAGTGCCGCAGGGGTCGCCGGGAACGCCTGTGGTCGATGGCGCGGGCCAGTCGGGCACCTCGCTTGACGTTCGCGGCTTCACGCCGGGGTATTTCGCTAAGGAAGACTACTGGCTGACGATCATAGACGCCAGCGGCAACGGCTATCTGCATCAAGTTGTCGAGACGGTGGGCGCGGACGGGACCGGAGCGGCAACCCTTAGCATCGAGCCGCCTCTGCGTGCCCCGTTCGCTGATGGTGCGACTATCGAGTTCGCCAAGCCCTACATCGAGGGTTTCATCGACGGTGAGAACTGGGGCTGGAACACGCCGACTAACTGGCTGGTGTCGATTGGCTTGGTGGTGGAGGAATACGAGTGAGCCGCGTTGCCCTAACCGGCCTCCTGACAATCGAGCTGCCCGAAGCAACCCTGCGCTTCACCGATGGCGGCTTCATCGAATACAACGGCGAAACCTACCGCGCCAAGGATGACACCTTCGGCACGATCCAGTCGGTGCAGCCGCTATCCGAAGGCGTGGGCGATAGCGTCCCTGCCCTGTCGATCACGATGCTACCGCCCGATACAAGCGCAGTCGCAGACCTGACCAAGCCGGGACACCAAACCTCGCAAGTGCAATTTGTGCTGGCGGAATACGATGTTGACGCGGGCACGATCAATTCGGCGGATGTATTGTTTACCGGACAGATCGACCAAAGCGTTCTGACGGTCGGCAAGGGCAAGCGCGAACTGGCGATGTCGGTTGTGAGCCTCGCTGAGCGGCTTTTCGAGGGCAACACCGGCAACTCGCTCAATCCTACGTTCCACAAGTCGGTGTGGCCTGGAGAAACGGGCCACGACAACGCAACGGGCCTTGCTGTTCCGGTTGCATGGGGCGTCGAGCGTCCCGGCGCGGGCACTCGCACATCGGGAAGCGGAAGCGGACCTGCGGGGCGCGAAGGCTTCGGCACCTACAGATACGATTACCGCTGATATGAAAAAGCTACCGGAACTTGAGCGCCGCAGGATTGCAACGGAAAAGACCCTTGCCCGCTATCGGCACAAGGAGTTCGATTGGTCGAAGGGTATCACCTGCGTTCACCTCGCGCGTTTTCACCTGCGCAACATGGGGCACAAGGTCGAGACGTTGCCGCGCTTCCGTAGCGCACTGGGGGCCAAGCGGGCGCTTAGTGGGAAAGGCTATGGCAGTCTCGGGCGGCTGATGGACCGGATGCTCCCGCCGATTGCGCCTGCGCAGATGATGCTTGGGGATCTCGCGATGGTCCCCGGCGAGCAAGGGCTGGATGCACTGTTCGTCTGCGCTGGCCCGCTGAAGCTGTTTGGCTGGCGGGAGGACGAACCGAAGCTGGTCATCCTCGACGTGTCTTTGGACGAACTCACCGCGAGCTGGAGGGTGTAATTTGGCCAAAGCAGTCAAGACCATAGGGACGGTGGTCGGAACGATCGCGACCATCGCGTCATTCATTCCCGGTCCGCACCAGCCTTTCGCGATTGCAGCGTCTCGCATCGCTGCTGTTGCGGTCACGGCGGCAACGGTTGCGGAGGGCCTTACGGCCAAGCCGCCTCCCGCGCGGGGAAGTGTAACCCAAGTCCTGATCGCGCCGGATGCGCCGCAACCTTACGTCATGGGTGAGGGTTATTTTGCGGGCGTTCTGCGCCATGATGTCGGGTATGGCGCGACGCTCAAAAAAGTGCCCAATCCCTATCGGTTCATGCCGGTGGTGTATTCGGGCGGCGGGCCGGTTCAAAGCATCTCGCCCCGGTTCGATTTCGAGACAATTCCAAGCTGGTATAACGGCTTCCTCTACACCGACACCCAGTTAGGCGCTTGCCCCGAAGCTGATGCGCTGTCGCCTCAATGGGCGGGGGCTACGGGGTGGAGTTCGTCCTCCAAGCTATCCGGCCAAGCCGCGATTGGATGGAGCGCGCTTTTCGATAAGGACGGCAAGCGTTTCGCGGGCGTCGATCTACGCAGCTCTATCGGTGCGTATGGCCAGTGGGTGAAGGTCTATGACCCGCGCAAGGACAGCACGTTCCCCGGCGGTTCTGGCTCGCACCGACTGGGTGACGAAACCACCTACGAATACAGCGCCAACCCTGCCCTGCACGCGGGCACGTATGCTTATGGCCGCTATCAAAACGGCAAGCGCACGATGGGCATGGGGCTGGCGGCGGATGCTGTCGATTGGGCCGTTATCGCCGCTTGGGCGAATGTCTGCGAAGCGAACGGTTGGGAAAACTTCTTCGGCGTAGTTTACGAGCCGGGCGACCGCTGGGCGAACCTGAAGGATATTTGCTTCGCTGGCGGGGCTGAGCCGGTTGCATTGGGGCAGCTAACCTTCCGCTATCGCGCGCCCACTGTCGCGCTCGATACGATCACCGAAGCGGACCTTACGGATGACGATCAAAGCGTGATGGCGATGCAGTCCTTCCGCGACCGCATCAACACCGGCATTCCGAAGTATCGCAGCCCTGCCCACAATTGGGAAATGGTCGATGCGGAGCCGGTGGTCAACTCCACCTTCCTGACCGAAGACGGCGAGGAAAAGCGCGAAACGTGGCCCTGCAACTTCGTCACCGACGAGGACCAGGCATCGCAGCTTGTGGCCTACCATATCTGGGACAGCCGCGAACTGGCCCCCATCTCGCTGGTCTGTATGCCGCGACTGCGCGCCTACCGCCCCGGCGAATGTCTGCACCTCGACCTGCCGGAACTGGGGCTGGACACGACAGCAATCATCTTGCGGCGCGAACTCGATCCGGCGACCATGAAGGTGAAGCTGGAACTGATGGGGGAAACGAGCGCAAAGCACGCTTACTGCTTGGGCCTTACCGGCACGGCACCGCCTACGCCTGCAATCGGGCAGACAGCGCAAGAGCGGGACGAACTCGCTTCCGCTGCCGCCGATCCGGCAGGTCTTGGGACGCTTAAGCTATCGAGCAGCTACACGCGCGGCCTCGCTGGTAACATCACGCAGATCCACGATGGCACCGGGACGGGCACGGTAACGGTCACGATACCCGACCACACCCGCGTATATGCGGACGGCACCGAGGCGTCCGTGACTGGCGGCGACTTCACGCTGAACGAAACAACCAGCTATCTCCTGTCCTATGATGACCCCGACTTCGCAGGTGGCGAGTTGGGTGTGGACTTTTCGCTGGTTGAGATCACTCCCGGCACGGGCGGGCAGACTGGCGGCGATGCGTATTTCAGCGCAGCCAATCCGAACCGCCATTACCTCGCTAGCATCAGTACGGTGAACGAGGCTGGCGAAGGCGGCGGCGCAGGCGGCTCGTCGCCTCCCGGCGGCGGGGGCTGGGACAATGACGATCCCGGCGGCGACATACCCTAAGAAGGAAAACACAAATGACCCAGCATGGTGACTGGCTGCGCTCGCTTGCGTCAGCCGGAAAGGGCGGCGTTGAACTTCCGCCGATTGACCGGGGCTTGCCCTACGAGCTTGTCCTGAACGTCCCGATTGATGTCAGTTCGGACGCATTCAGCGCATCGCTGCGCGTTTCGCCTGACGCTTCCGGCAGTACCCTTGCAGACTTCTCGGTTTCGGTTGGTTCGTGGGACGGGACTTACACGCCAGTCACGCTCAGCCTCACCGACACGCAGGTCAATGCGCTCCCTTCGGATGGCGACGCAGACGGGCAGGTCGAGCTTGTGATGGACGTTCTGCGCGATCCCAGCGGCAGCGCCATCGAATACCGCTTTCTGGGCGGAAATATCTACGTGAACGGGAAGGTGACCAATGCCTAGCATTCAACTGGTTATGGACGCCAACGAGCGAGTCATCGGGCTTGGCGACGATACGGCTGAGGCTGCCCGCCAAGCAGTGAGGGCAGAAGCGGAAGCCGACCGCGCAGAAGCGCAGGCAGACCTTGCTGCAACGCACGCGAACACGGCGGGGAATTATGCCGAGACGGCACGCTCCCTTGTCGGTGGTGCTGTTTATGAGGACACGACTGCGGGCCTCGCCGCCACTGTAGACGGCGAGTTTTTCGTAGTCGCGAACGACACCGAACACGCCCTGTATCGCAACGATAGCAGCTCGGCGGTTTTCGTGCGCGACCTCGCACCCGACAATTACGTCACGCCGGAAATGTTTGGCGAGGTCGGCGCGGGCGCAGACGACAACGCGCTTTTCACCGCAGCGGTTGCAAGCGGGAAGCCCGTACGCGCGATGGGTAGCACCTACCAGCTAAACCCGATGGAGTTCACCAGCGCGGTGGACATTGAGTTTGGTTCGCAGACCGAAATCCAGAACCTACAGGCTTCCGGTCCGAAGAAAGCGACGATTACCGTCAAGGGCGGGGTCACAGGGCCGCTGGTCACGGTTTCGTCCTTCGATCTCATCAATGCGGGCGGCACCGTAACCGCACTAACCATTGGCCAGCTTTCGCGCATCATCAATGTTGCCGATGCAAGCAGCTTTGCGGCGGGCGATGTTGTGCGTATTTCGGAGAACGACCCGGCCACCACTTCGACCAGGAAGGGGACTGCTGGCGCGGAAACGCAGGACCGCAACTATCGCGAGTTCGCAACGATTGACTCCATCGCCGGTAACAAGATCACGCTGCGCGAGTTTGTCCGGTGGCCCTACACTGCGGCAAAGTCGCTCAAGGTGCAGAAGGTCAACTTTGTCGAGAACCCGCGCATTGTCGGCGGCAAGTGGACCGGTGGCATTGGGGGCGGCGGCGCGCTGGCTTTCGAGTTCTGCCGCCACGGCAAGCTGTGTGATGACATTCACGTCGAAGGCAATTCCGAGGCTGACCGCTTCGGCGGCGCATCCGTCACTGTCCGCGACTGCTGGGAAGTCGAGCGCGGTTCGATCTACGCCAAGTGGTGCCTTTTCACCGCCCTGACCGAGCGCAATCAGGCGAGCATATTTGGTCGCATTCGCGGCAAGCGGACGCAGAACGGCGGCTCGATCCAGAGTGGTGATATTCTCTCCAATTTCGCAGAGATCGTGCAGGACGCCCCCGGCGACGACAATGGCGACGGTATCGGCGTTTCCAACGGGTTCCGGGGGAACACGGTCGGCTCGTTCATTATGTCGGGTGCGAATTGCTACGGAATGTGGCTGCGCCAAGGCTGCGACGACAACACTTTCGTTTCGTTCACCAGCATCAACGGCATCACGCTCGGCATTCAGGTCTACGGCAACCGTAACACCTTCAGCAACGTCCACATTCGCGGCCATGCTTCGGGCGGCCTTCTGCTCGCTGGCGACGACAACCAAGCGCACGTTGACATCGAGGTGCAGGGACAGGCGGTCGGGCTTGGGCCGAGCAGCAGAGGCAATCGCGTCACAGGGCGCGCGATTTCTACCGGTGTGGGGGTAACGTCTTTCGACCTCACAGTCTCGACTGGCGTTACCGACAGCTACGTGGACATCCAATCCGGGCCGCGCGGCATCAGTTATGCGGCGGGAGTGCTTCCGCACGCCAGCAACACCTTCTTCCTTCGCGGCCCGAATCCGCATGTCGTCAACACGCTCCGAACCGACCGAGGGTATCAATGGTCTGGATATGTGACTGTTACCGGCGGGGCCAAGATACTTGAGGTGCCCGAGCGCAAACCGGATGGCACATGGGGCACCAACGGGCTTTACGAAATCCAGCCTACGGCGGGCGATGCCGCCAATGTTTATCGCATCCGCCTGCAATTGTCGTCCACGCTGGCCGATGTGCGAAGCGAGTACGAGGTTATCTCTCGGCAGGGTGCGTTCACCATCCGCACAATCCATGAAGGTGCCGGGACTTACGCGGCCTTCGCGCCGAAACTGCGGGCAGCGACCGGCACCAGCGGGCCGACGCTTGAGATTTACCGAACCGAGACGGGGGCTGCTCCCACCATCGTTTACGTCGAGAAGTATTAAGCGTGTCCTCTTCGCTCAAAGCCATACTGGTGATGCTTCTGGCATGGCCGTTAAGCGAGTGCGCGTTTGACCTTGTGCAAAGCAGGAGGCGGCGGTGACACTCCTGACGATACTGCACGGATGGGCGGCGGTGTGTGCTTTTGGCATCGCCGCTGTTCTTCAAGGTGCAGCCGCTTCCCCTGACTTCCGCATACGGATCGGTGCAAGCGAGCGCGAGCGTAGCTATAACTTCCAACTGGTCGCGGTGTTCCTACTGGCGCTTGGCTTAGACCTCGCCAGCATTGGCATTGGGGTGGACGACCTCGCCCACCATGCAGCCATTCTTCTCGCGTGCCTCACTGGCACAATTGCCATGCTGATGTTCGCCTGGAGGCTTTTCAAATGGAGGCGATAGCAGACAGCGGCATTGAATGGCTATTCCGCATCGGGACCGGGGGCGGCTTTCTGGCGCTGGTCTATGTCACGCTCAAGTTCTTTGGGTCGAGCCAGACCGAGGCGGTGAACGCCTACGCGGATCTCTACAAGCTGGTGAAGGAGGAGCGCGACCAGTTCGCTGCCGACCTTGGCGCGCTTCGGGTGCAGATAGCGGCCCTGCGGTTGGAGCTTGAAGAAGAGCGCAACGCGCGGATCGGTCTTGAGCGGCAGTTGGCAGCGTCGGGTCAAGCGGCGGCTAGCGTTTTCCAGCGCAAGCAAGACTGAGTTATCCCCGAACAAATTGAGAACAGCGTAGTCCGCGAAGGTGGGTCGCGCTAGCATGTATTTCGAGGCCTAGCAATAGGCGTTGTGGGAGGGATCGCTTGAAGATCGACCCTGAACTTTATTCGTATTGCACCGACCGCCAACGCGAGGTGCTTGAAGCTTACGAAGAACACGGCACCGGCCCTGCGGCTGCGGAGGCCCTTGGCGGCACCGACCGAACCTATCCTGACAAGGTGTTGCGTGACGTTCGGAAGAGGGCGGCGCGCGAGGGATATGCCCCGGGTCACTTTCAGGACGGCGTGGCCCCGGGCTACCTTATGGGCAAGGTCACGGTGCAGCGCGGCCCCGGGGGCGTCGAGCGCGTATGGGAGCGTCAGTCACCCGACCAAACCCGCGCACTTGAGGCGCTTAGGGAGGTCGTTGAAGGCATCCAGTCGGACATCGAGCCAGCGCCCCGGGTCAAGGCCCCGGCGGTTGCTAACTCGGACCTCTGCAACCTTTTCACTTTCACGGATTATCATTTAGGAATGCTCGCTTGGCATCGCGAAGGCGGGCAGGACTGGGACCTTCAGATTGCCGAAAGCACTCTGCGCAAAGCGATGGCCGCGATGGTTTCGCAAAGCCCCGTCGCCCATACGGCAGTGGTCAACATTCAGGGTGACTTCCTGCACACGGATGGCCTGACTCCGATTACTCCAGGGCACGGCCATGTCTTGGACGCTGACAGCCGTTTCCCGAAGATCCGCAAGGCGGCTATCCGCCTGATCCGCGAACTTTGCCGGATGGCGCTGGAAACGCACATGGAAGTGCATCTGATCCTAGCGGAAGGCAACCACGATCAGGACAGCATGGGCTGGCTGGCTGACAGCTTCGCGGTCCTTTACGAAGACGAGCCGCGCCTGACGGTCAACGACAGCAACCTCCCCTTCTACGTGGTGGAGTGGGGCGAGACGATGATCGGTGTCCATCATGGGCACAAGGTGAAGAACGAGCAGCTTCCGCTCCTGTTTGCCGCTCAATACGCGCAAGCATGGGGGCGCACCCGTCGCCGCGAAATCCATTGCGGGCATCGGCATCACCGCGACGAGAAGGAATACAACGGCGTCACAGTCGTCCAGCATCCGACGCTGGCGGCCCGGGATGCCTATGCAGCGCGCGGGGGCTGGATTGCCGACCGCGCGGCACAAGCGATCACCTACCACAAGCGATACGGGCAAGTGGGCCGCGTCATGGTCTGCCCTGAAATGCTGGAAGAGGCGGCATGATCGTCCCCACTCCCCTACCCGCCGCCCCTACGGCTGAAGAGGTGGCCCGCAAGATCGAACGCCAGCAAGCGCGGGCAGTAGAAAAGGCACTGGTCGAACGTGACCGCCAGTTGAGAGGTGCAGCATGATACCCTCTATCTTCGACACCGGCGTAGATGCAGCGGACTACGTTGCCCCCTACCCTGTCACCTATAGCAATTGGGATCTGTGCGAGGGGCTTCCTGACGAAGAGCTAACGGAGGTCTGCTTTACACCGGACTTCTCGGCAAAGCTGCCGGAGGAATGCCCCGATATGGTTGTCATCGACGAGGAAGATTTCGGTGGCGAATGAAGCCGCCCAAGCCCTCCGCGATGCTGCCGATTGCGTGGAAGCCTGCGCCCTATCGGATGCCCAGCTAGACCTAATCGAGATGATCGCCCTTCATGTGAAGGACAAGGCAACCGGAGGGATAACCGACCGATGCCGCACAACCAAGCTGCTGCTTAGGATGCTGGATCGTGGATAGCCGCTTCAATAGCGCGACAGCGAATGTTCCAAAGCTCTGTCGCCTGACAGCAATGCCCGGGTTGCCCAAATATGTCCGACACCCCGCTGGACGCGATCAAAACAGCCAGCAAGCGGGGGTTCTCTGCGATGTATTCGCGCCAAAGCCGACCATAAAGCTCGGCGCACTCCTGCTGATTGACCGCCTTCCGCCCCTTGGCTTGCCGCCAAGTCAGTCCGGTGCTGCCGTCCGCGAACCTTTTGGCCGCTTGATAAATCTCTTCAATCGACTTGCCGCCGCGTGCCTGAATGCGGGCGCAGAACGCGCTAAACCGCTTATCCCCGCGAGAACTGCATTCCCTAAAGGGCGCGTTGCCATGTCTAACAGCCATGCCCCACGGCTACCACAAAAGCGAGGACATAGCAAGTGAACCGCAAGATTTTGTTTGACTGGCTTGATGCGCGATTTCCCGGCCTGTGGAACCGCCCCGGTTTTGTGGCTGGCTTCGACGCGGCCATTGACGCTGCGATTGCCGATCCTATCGACCTTGGCCCATCCAAGGTGCTGACCGTAAGCAAGGCGGGCGTGGATCTCATCAAAGAGTTTGAGGGGTGCCGCCTGACCGCGTATCCCGACCCCGGCACTGGCGGGAAGCCTTGGACGATTGGTTACGGGGCCACCCTCATCAACGGCAAGCCTGTGACGCCTGGACTGCGGATCACGCGGGACATTGCCGACAAGCTGCTGCTGGAGGACATCGAGCGCCACGCGGACCCTGTGCGCGATATGGTGAACGGATACGCCACGCAGGGCCAATTCGACGCGCTGGTGAGCTTTGCCTTTAACGTGGGCGTCAACGCGCTGAAACGGTCCACCCTGCTGCGCAAGCACATGGAGGGCGATCACGAGGGCGCGGCTAACGAGTTCGCCCGCTGGAACAAAGCTGCTGGCCGTGTGCTGGCTGGCCTGACCCGCCGCCGCGCAGCCGAAGTCAAGCTATACCGGAGCTAACCTAACAGGAGGGGCACATGAAGGGCGCTGCTTTTACGAGCGGAATGTTTTTAACCGCAACGGGAAGCATGACAGCCTTTTATGTTGCCGCTGTAGCGGTGGGATTGGTTATTGCTTGGCGGGTGGCGAGTTAGCGTTTGAGGTGTTCTCCGCGCGATATGGCGTCCGCTAGGTCGGCGCATAAGCGGACATTTACAGGATAGCTCTGCGACCGGAGAAAGCGCACAATCTCGCGCCGCTCATCCGAGCCGCTTGTGCGCGGGCAACCGCAATTGCGGGGCTCATCCATAAACTGCCAGTCACTCATCCTTCACTCGCTTTCTGCCGCTTATACAGCCGGTCCATGATCTTGCGCCTCTCTTTGTAGAGGGGGGCTAGTGCGGTTAGTGCCGCGTCTATCTCTGTAAGCCTTCGCTTCTCTGCTTCTGTGGCGTAGTCGCGGGGGTTAGGCATTCGCGAGTTTCGCCTTCTTGTGCGCTTCCCAATCGGCATTGCGGCGCGCATCTTTCCAAGCCTTATGCGCGGCTTCTAACTCGGTCGTGTCCTCAGGGGAGTTCAGCGCGAGGTCGAGCCACCGCTTGTGAGCTTCCGCTTCGGCTTTGGCTGCTTCCGACATACTCAATCTCCTTTGTCGGTGGCGTAGGGGTTAGGTGTTGCGGGCGGCTTCAAGCGCCTCGACGCGCTGGCGCGACACGGCGGCAGGAATTGGACTGCCGAGCTTCTCCGCGCGCCCGACCTCAAAAGAATGCCGATACTCTGCCGACCGATTGGTGGACGGCCACGGCGCGTCAAGATCGCGCCCGTCGCGGTAGCCTTCTGCGTGTTCGTCGTCGGCCCAATGCTCACTTTGCATAACAACTTCCTTTCTCCACACATAATACAGAGCCACGCCCGCAAAGCAAGCGGAAAAGGCTTGATTTTTCCAGTGAGAACGTATAATGAACATCAAGAAGATTTTGAAGGACTGGTTTACCGCGCCAGACAATGAGAACTTCGAGCTTGCCCGCGCGATGTGGGCGGTCGGGTTCGTCTGCGCGATGGGGTATCAGGCCGCCGATATTTGGCAGGGGCAGCCGTTCGATCTGCGGACCTTTGCTGAGAGCCTTGGCATCATCCTTGTGGGCGGTGGCGCGGCAACGGCGGTCAAAGACTTGGGCAGCGGAAGGAGCAAGCCATGACTGAAGGATACGTTGACATTCGCGGCGAAGGCTGGGGCGGCGACATTACCGGCGACAGCGGGACCGCGTTCATGGACAAATGGGGCGGCCTCTCCATCGAAGGGACGCGCACCTGATGCCCATCGGTGGCATTGATGACGCATTCATCCTCCGCGCACTCTGGCGGCGCTTCAAGGCGTGGCTGCGGGAGGTGTTCGCATGATCGCAGCATGGCTTGGAACGAAGGCGCTAGGCCTTCAACGGTGGATATGGCTGCTTGCCCTCCTGGCGGCAATCGCTGGCGGCATTCTGTGGCTACAGGCCCGCGAAGAAGCAGATGACAAGGCAAACCAAGAGATCGGCGCAAAGGTCCAGCGCGAAGGCGACCTGCGCAAGACTATCGAACGGGCGGAGACAGCCAATGAAGCTGCTGAAAATATCAAGCGTGATCCTGATGCTCGGCGTGACGGGTGCCTGCGCCACTCGCGAACCCCCGAGAATTGTTGACACCTCCTGCCTTACGTTCCGCGCGATAAGCTATGCGGAACTGGCTGCTGGCGAGATGGACGATCCCGGCAACGTGGCTGACAGCAAGCCGACCGTGAAGGAGATCGAAGCGCATAACGCCAAGTGGGATGCTATCTGCGGTTGAGGTAGAGGCCCCAACCAAGGAATAGCGGCCAAGCAACTATGAAGGCGGCAGCGATCAGATAGCGGCAGCGCCCGTCCGGCATTCCGGTGGACATAACCATGCCGACACCAGCAACAATATAGGCAGCTAGAAGATCATCAAACATTCGGCTTGATAACACGAAAAAGTGCTTGACGCAAGGGCCGAATGCTGTAGGGTGGTTGGGCTAGAATGAAAGTTGACTGGTTTGGCCAGCGACGGTCACGAGATAGCTGCGCGGCGCGTCATGGAATTGGCGCGGGAAAGAAGGGTTGAGGATTCCGCCCGAACCGCCCGCAGCTACCTCACCAACGCCCCAATCACCCCGCTAGCAACCCCAGCCCGATAAGCACCTGGACTGGCTTAGGTAGGCGCATTGGATGCCTCGATCATGGCGCGGTAGCCATCTGCAATGCTGTTGTGAAAATCGAAGCCGGTTGCATTGCCGAACGCCTCCACCATCGCCTCCGTAGGCTCAGCAGGCACCACAACGAACCCTGCTTGCTTGATTGCTGCTAGGGCGGCATCGGTGATGGTCCCGCAGACCTCTTTCGCGGCCAGCTCGTATGACTTGCTGGTCGAGTTGCCCTGCTGATGCTCCTTGCTTGGGAACAGCAAATCCGACGCGCAGATAAGCGCGCCGATAGGATCGCCGGAAAGCGGGTCCACCTTATCCCAGATCGCGTTCTCGATCACTTCTCTAAGATCATCCATGTTTGCTGTCCTCCTTGTGGTGGTCGAGGCGGCCTAGGGCGATAACAATATCCCACCCGATTGCCTTTGCAGCGTTCCCGCGCGCGTTCACAACCTCCTGAACGGCCCGTTTGGCATCCGCCAGCGCAATCAATTTATCTGACATTGGTGTCTCCTGTGGCTAGGCGGTGCGTCCTGCGATCCGACCGCCAATATACGCAGCGGCGATCACAAGCCCGATGGGTAGCCCGTTAGGCAGTCCAGTGGCTTCGATCAGCAGAAGGCAAACTATGCCGGTGAAAAAGGCAACCGTGAGACCGGCCATCATCTATTCTCCCTCACTTAAGCCACCCCCAGCGCCTTCCACACCGGATGGAGCGCACAGTGTCATAGGAAACGCCATAGGCATCCGCCGCGTCCCGGTGCCCGCGTGTGTCGGCGCGGATAGCGCGAACGTCATCCTCTGACAGCTTGGCCGAGTGCGACTTGGTGCCGCGCGGGCTTGTGCCGTCTATGAGGGTGTCTGCCATATTGTTTGGGCGCGTATCTTCGCGAATGTGCTGCGGGTTAATGCACGACCGATTGTGGCACACCTCAGGAGCGTGGCAGGCGTCCATTTCAGGTGCCATTTTCCGCCCATTGTATAACTCCCACGCCGCACGGTGAGCGGGCATCTGCGCGCCGCCCCAAACGAGCCGTCCGTACCCTAACCTGTCGAGCGCGAACGGCCACAGGATACAATTATCCGTTGGCGCCCCCACTGCGTGCCTAAGGAACGCTTGCGGCTCCCCCGGCAGAGCATTTCCGCCAAGTGGGTGGCCATGGCGTTTCAGCCTCCCGTGGTGAGCAAGGCAAAGGACACCGATGCGCCGGGGGTTGTCGCACCAATCAATTGAACATAACTGCTGCTGCATCATCTAGCGGCTCCATCGCTGGGTGACGGGCGGCTCGATGTACCAGATCGGGTCGCCCTTTTTAGAGGTACGAGTGTACACCACCCCTAGAACAGACGCAAAACAAAAAGGGCCTATATTGCGCAAATCCTTGTGGGTTTGTCCGTAGAAACCGCAGATTTGCGCGGGCACCTCCTGTTTACACCGAGAAGGTCGGGGGATCGTGGCCCTCAGCGCCCACCACGTTTTCTGCGAGTTTCGGCCTGTGTACGCCCTACCCCCAAAGGTACAACGGTACACTAAAAGTCCGTCGCGCTGCTCGCATCCCTCATAAATGACGGGGAGTACCGGGCATAAACCTGCTCGGTCATCCGCAGCGAAGTGTGCCCCAGATACTGGCTGATTAGCTGCATGGGCACATTGTCCTGCGCCATCCATACCGCGCAGGTGTGGCGCAGCGTGTGCGGCGAGAACGGTATCCCCGCGCGCACAGATAGCCGCTGAATCGCCTTTTTGACCGAACCTACCGGCTTGCCGCCATACTCCACCACATGATCGGTTAGGCGTGCCGCCTGCGCCAGTTCCAGCGCGGTCCGAACGCGGCTGTTCATCGGTACGACCGTGCGGCGCTTGTTCGTCTGCACACGCCCCGGCGGGCGAAAGTCGATTGTGCCGTGATCGAAGTCCACGCGATCCCAAGTGAGATCCAGTATCGCGCCAGCTCGCGCTCCTGTCGCCAGCCCCAGCGTCACGAAAAGCTTTATGTGTGGCGTGTCGGCAAGGTCCACGATCTTGCGCGCCTGCTCCTTGGTCAGCCAATTGTCGCGCGGCTTCGATGCTGGCGGAATCCATATCGAGGGTGCGGCAGTGCCGTACCTGTGGCGCAGGCAGGCCCGCAGCAACTCCAGGTCGGTTTTGATCGTGCTGTCGCTGTAGCCGAATTCCTTGCGTCGCTTGTGGTAGCTTCGGCAGTCCTCGCGCGTGATCGTGCTGCCTATCCGGTCGGCAAACTGCCCCGCCAGTGCATCCCAATGGGCCTTGAAGCGATCCGCCCGCGCCCCGTCCGCTATCCTGTCCGCGACATAGACCGGCCATAGGTCGCCTACCTTGTCGCTCTTTGCGGCTGTGAGGCGCTGCCAAATCTCTCTGGCGATGCTTTCGGCCTTTGACTCGTCAGCCGTGCCAGTCGTGATGCGTCGGCGCGTTCCTCCCTCGTCTCGGTAGGTAACGGCGAGTTTGCCTCTGTGCATTGTGAGGGTGTATTCTGACACTCGTACCGCTCGACCTCGCTGGCAGGTATGCGGATAAGCTTGCCGAGCGCGAAGCCCGCAAGATCTCCGTTGCGGTACATAAGCCGGACCTTCTCTGCCGAGCAACCCCAGCGTTCAGCGAGCGTCTTGGGCGAGTAGGGCTTGGGAGCGGTCACATTACTCTCCGTTGAGGTGCTTGCGGACGGCTAGGCCGAGAGGGGATGCCTCACCGAAAACGCCAGTCAACCCTTTGTGCGAAAGCGCGCGGAGCGTTTGCAATGCTCGTGGATATTTTCGGTATTCGCCATTCCAAAATACGGTGGCATCTCGCCCGTGATCGGGGAGTGACCTTAAGAGACGTTTCTGCGCCTCGCTCAGCTTCCCGGCTATCTCAGCGATCTTATTCATTGTGTGCCTCCATCTGCTGTTCGTGGGCGTATCCTGCGCGCCAGTGTTTCCAGCGTTCGCTCCCCCACGGATAGCGGCAGTCGGATAGGTAGCGGCCATTCTTGGCGCTGGTCATTCCGCCGTGGAACGCCTCTGCAATCTGATCGTCGGTGAGTGGCTCAGCCATTGTGTGCCTCCTGTGCGCGGAGGGCGGTAAGGATGGCCGCCCATGTCGCAGCGGCGCTAAGGCTGCGCTCGGCAGACTGCGCAGACCCCACCTCTTCGGCGCGCTCATAATTCAACATGTGGTATTCGAACCACTCTTCGGCACGCTCGATACGCTCGGCCAGCTTTGTGTCGGTCATTGTGATTGCTCCTGATTGGGGGTGGGCGATGGCCGCGCTTTCATCCGCTTCTGCCATTTCGAGGCTGTCGAGATTGAGATATTGAAGCGCCGCGCCAGCCTCCTGCCGCCAAGCCCCTCTTCCATTGCCTCTAGGAAAAGCGCCTCATCGACCTTGGTTTTTTGCTTGCCCCCAGGCGTTCTCTCCGGAGGTGTAAGTGAGGCCGTGACCCGCGCCCAATTCTTCCCCGCGCGAATATCGTCCACTGCGGACACCGTGACCCCAAACTTCTCCGCGAAAACGGAAGCGGGTTCATCGCTCAGATAGATTTCCTTGACAGCCTTCTCGTTGAGTTTGGCCCTCGGGTGATTTTCGCCATGGGGCTTCGTACCATGGATTTGCATGTGCCGGTGGTTCTCAGCTTTGGTCACCCAAGCTAAATTCTCCGCTCGCGGGTCTGTCCGATCACCGTTCAGATGAGCGGCCTCAAGGCCTGGTAGGCTAGGCTCGCCGTGGAATGCTCGACAGACGAGGCGGTGAACAGTCTTGGCATACCGCTTCCCGTCCTTGCTCATGCCGACAATCAGGTACCCATGGCTGTCATTGCCGTGGGCCAATATCTTGACGCCCCGAGCAGACGAGCGGACCCGCCCATAATTCGACACCTCATACCAGTGTTCGAAGTCAGGGCACGGTCGCCACACTTCGCCCTCCTCGGTCTGTCGGCTATTCATCAACGCCTCCTTTGAGTGCGGCAAACTCTCTGCAAATATCCTCGAAGCGCGGGAGCATCTTGCGTCCGTCCGCTTCTGCTGCCTTGCGTCCTCGCGCGGTAATCGCTGCTCGCAATTGCGCCTGTTCGCGCTCGATGCGCTTGAAGGCGGCGATCTGCTCGGCAAGCGAGGGTTCTGCGCCTGCTTTGACCAGGCGGGGCGCGCTGCGATGGGTGCGCTCGTAGGTGCTGGCGCGGGTCATGCTTCACCTCGGGCCTTGGCGATGGCGGCGCGAAGGCCGGTGATCACCGCGTCCAGTTCGGGGGTCAGCCCGTCCGCCTCTGCAATTTCCTCCAGCAAGCCGAGGGCTGCAACGTTGGCGGCGTAGCCGTCCGGTGCGGCTGCGATCAGGCGGGCGTTGGCCTTGCTAACCTCCATCCCGTTTGGGGCGGCGATATAGTAGCAAGCGTCCCCGCTATCACAGGCATCATCGAACCCTGCGGATGTCACCTTCCACGGTCCTTCGGTGTGCTTCCCCATCATCAATTCTCCCAAAGTGCGTTAAGCCGCGCCCGTTCGCTGGGCGTCATTGCGGCAATATCGTCGCGGACCTTCTGCGAGGTGGTGCGCCCGTCGAGCGCGTCCCATTCGGCATCGAGTTCCGCCTTGTGTTCGCGCGCCCATGCTCGGGCGTCGGCCTTGGTTTCTGCTCGCCACATGCTTTCGCGCAGTTCGGCTGCAACCAGCTCGTCCTGGCGGTGTTGCTGGCGGATGCTCATGGCTGGCTCTCGCGGTGGGCTGCGAGGGCTTGGCGGGCGAGGTCACCCAGGTGGGCATATTCCTTGAACTGCTTTCCGGGCTGGTCGAACCATCCACCGTGATTGGTAGAGAGGAACTCGATCCGCTCCAACGCCTCCACCAGCGTTTGCACTGCTTCGGTCTGTGCTGTGATGCGTTCGGCACAAAACTCGAATGCGCGTCGCGCGGCGCTTTCCGTATCATAGGGGCGAAAGCCCGCCTCCTTGGCGAGTTCGGCCCATGCTTCCCCGTCATACAGGGCGTCCTGCTTCGCCTGCGTCACATTATCCTGCATGGCTGCGGGCACCTTCTCATTCTGCATGATCTGTCTCCTGACTGGTGGTGCGGGGGTGTGTCTCGCCGGTCAGGTTCTGGAACCGAGGCTTGTCCACCGCCCCAATGACGATGACAAAAGACTGACCTGACCACGGCATCCGGTAGGAAAATCCACGCAACCACGCGAAGGGGTAGTCATCCACCTGCCACGGCTTCGGTTCGCCATTGAAGATCGCGCGAGTGGGGTGCCAAGACGCTATCGAAAGCTGGCGCTTGCCTTTGCCGCCGAGGGTGTTGAACCTTCCATGGAACCAGCGGAAGTAGGCAAACAGCAGCGCGAAGATCACGGCACAGGCCGCAGCCGACCAAACGATTGCGAAGCCAATCCATTCGTAAAACGTGCCCATCACGCCATCCCTCCCGCCACACGCGGCGTCACGAACCTGTCAGGCTCCCCAAACGCAGACCGAAGCACAGCCGACACGCTCGGGATCGTGCCCGTAAGCTCGACCATCTGCATGAAGTAGCTGTTGTCGCCCTGGATCTCGGCTTCGATAGCCGCCTTCTCGGTCATGCCGACTTGGCGCTCGATCCATGCCTTGCGGTATTGCTCCAGCATCTCCCGCTGTTCGCAAGCACGGTCGGTCGTGCCGTAAATCTCGACAACATCGCCAGCCAGGCTGCGCGGGGTAATCGCAACGGTCTTGCGTTCGATGAATTGCTCGGGATTAACCGATGCGAGGATTGCAGCGGGGGCAGGCTCCATATGCCAGTCAGCTACGGATGCCTTGGTGAAGGTGGCGGGGGCGGTCATCAGTAAGTCCCCCGCATGTAGGAAATTCGGTCGTTCAAACCTGCGACTTCGCGCTCAAGGTCCGCGATCCGGCGCCTTGCAATCTCATCGCCAGAATGCTCAGCAATGCGCTTCCGTATCTTCTCCCCGTCGCGGTAGTCGCAGTAGGGGTAGCGGTTCATCGCCCACTGCTCGCCGGTTAGAAGTGCGCGGACGGTGCCCTCGACCATAGAGCGCACCGCACCCTGCACATTCATTTCGGTGTCAGTCACCAAGTAGTCGGCAATGTCACTCCAGAGCCTATCGCGAAAATCGTCGGTGAATTTGTCGATCATGCCCTTGAAGGCATCGACGCCAATCCGGTCGGCGACACCCTCGGCGATCCGCCGCGCGGCGAAATACTCGGGGCCGAGTTCCGGATGCGCCTCGCCCTGCTTGATGTCTTCGCTGGTGAAGGCTTCCGCCATCTCTAGTCTCCTTTGCCAAGTGGCTATAGAGACTGTATGCCTTATGCATTTTGCATTGTCAAACGCATTTTGCGTTATGCCGCAAATTAATTTACGCTTCTTGCGCCTCGCGTTTCAGCGTGTCCATCGGGACGCCCAGCGCCTTGCTTAGAGCATCCGCCACGAAGTCGATAAACTCGGCCCGTTCGTTCTCCGGCATCGAATTAAAGCTAATGCTGTCGAAGTCGTAATCGTAAATCTCGCCGGTTGCCTTGGAGACAATCGGCGTTGCCAGCCCCGCCCGCTTCTTCATTTCGCGGTGCAGGAAGTTCGGGCTAACCGGCCCGTCGAAGAAGTCGCTGTTCTCCAGGAACAGGCGCAGCATCACCCAATACCATGCGAGGCGGCGGATGTTGCCGGTGGTGCGCTTGATCTCGATCCGTAACAGCTCGTCGCCAGCGGCCTTTAGGGCCTCCTCTGCGGCTGCATTGGCAGGTCGCAGCGCGCCCAGCTTGACGCGGAACAGCAGCGGCTCAGCGTCACTCAAGGCCGCGCTCCCGCTTTGCCTCGGCAATCTCGCGCCGGAACTTCGGATCTGCGTCGTTCAACTCTTGCATGAGGTCGAACACGGTCTGCCCTTCACGCTTGGCGTAGCGGGTCCAGAACTCAGGCTCGCCTAGCTTGGTGTGCTGCTCGCCGTGGTGACAATCTCTGCATAGCGGCACGGTTAGCCAATCGTGCGGCTTCTGCCCCATGCCAGCGCCGCTTTGCCAACGGACGTGCGCGCACTCGACACCGGCCATGGAGCCGCAGTTGCAGCAAGCGAACCCACTCACAAAAGAGCGGTAGGAGGGCTTGCGCCACATGCCCGACCGCTTCGACTTTTTTGGGATGCGCTTAGGCAGGGTCATGCCGCAGCGATCTCGTAAAGAAACTCGGCAGCGTCCTTGTCGCCGCGAGTGTTGTTGCAGCGGTAGCAAGCCACTACGCTATTCGCGACCAGCGTGTTGTGCTTCGCTTTCGGAACGATGTGGTCGAGGGTGGCGAAGTTATCCGGCAGATCGACCGCCTCGATCCCGCTCTCGTAAACCACCTTGCGCCCGCAGTAGTAGCACTTGCCATTCTGATCGCGGAGCAAGTCCTCCCGAAGCTTCTGCTTTGCCTCGCGGATTTTGACCCACTTGGGTTTGTTGTGGCTGTTCTTCGCCATCACTCGCTCCTGTGAAACTGTTTGGCGGGTATTAGGAGCGCCCGCCATCACTAGCCGTTCTCACGATTCCCCCTCTATGTTTAAGGTGCCGGGTTTCAGGTCATCCGTGTCGTGAATGCGTCTGGGTCAACACGGTCCTGCATCGTGAGCATTAACCACGCGGCCAACGTGGCAAAGGAGGTAGGCACCCCCGATATTACGTTGCGCCCGCGTTCGTGATGAACGGGATGTCGTCGTCGAGATCGTCGTAGTTCGATCCGCCGCCGCGATTGTTGCTAGGGCCGGTGCTGCCGAAACCGCCGCCGCTCGGGCTGCTGCCCTGCCCGCCATCGCTCGACTTGCCATCCAGCATGGTCAGAGTGCCGTTCAGTCCGCGAAGGACAACCTCGGTCGAATAGCGGTCATTGCCCGACTGGTCCTGCCATTTGCGCGTCTGCAACTGGCCTTCGATGTAGACCTTGCTGCCTTTGCGCAGGAACCGCTCGACCACGCCAATAAGGCCCTCGCTAAAGATAGCTACCGTGTGCCATTCGGTGCGCTCTTGACGCTCGCCAGTCTCGCGATCCTTCCAAGTTTCGGCAGTCGCGACCCGAAGGTTTGCGACCTTGCCGCCATTCTGGAAGCTGCGGATTTCAGGGTCTGCGCCGAGATTCCCGATCAGCATGGTTTTGTTGAGGTATCCGGCCATTATGCGTTCTCCAGTTTCTTTGCTTCGTCCGCGATCCACTTCATCGCCCCGTCAAACTTGGCGGCGGGTAGGTCGCGTAGGTCTTTGATCTTCGACACGCTCAACAGGCGGTCGGCAGGGAAGTTGAGGCTGTCCATTTGCAGCGCCAGCTTGCTCCGCTGTTCCTCGCTAATGGTCGGCGGTGGCGGTGCCTGGACATTGGCGCGGCTCTTGTCATAGAGGGCCAGCCCAAACGGATTGCCGAAGGTCATAAGAGCGCGCTTCATGGCGTCCGTCTCGGCTTCCTTGAGGGCGCTTTCGTGCGCTTGGCCAACATCCTTGTCGATGCCCTGACCGAAGCCGCAACCATCGCGGGAAACCAGTGTGCCGAAGTCACCCGGCACAAGGACGCGGATGCAGACCTTGGCGCTGTAGTTCACCCGCCATTTACCATTAACTTCGTAAGGCTCGCCAAGCTGGCGAAGGTCCATTGTCTCGCGGGTCCAGCCATCGAAACCAAAGATGCGGTTGGCCTCTGCGATAGCGTGCCAGCCTTCGATGTAGGAAACCTGCCCGCCGCCCTGCGAACGGGACGCAACGTGGCGCGGGTCCAGTGGCTTCTTGAGTTCTTCGATGTTCATGCTCAATACCCCACGGCTTCGAAGCGTTTGTGGATCTCGCGGACGGTTTCGACATCACGCTTGCAGTAATCTGCTATCGTCTGATGCTCACCGTCCGCCCAAGCCTTCGCGACCATTGAGCCGTCGAAGGCTCCCTTGCATTGCAACCCAAGGGCTTTGCAGAGATTGTCCTGACTGATGCGGTCGCGCGGACCTGCCCACGCCACCATCGTGTCGAACACGCAATCATCCCACGGCTTAGGCTGGCGGGGGAATGCCACGCTCGGCGGCAGTTTTACCCCAAGGATGATTGCCCGCCGGAGGATGAAGGGGATGTCGAAGCCGGTAATGTAGTGGCCGACAATCTGGTTCATGCCCAGCTCGGGCAGAGCCGCGAAGAAGCTTTCGATGATAAGCTGCTCGCACTCTTCGGCCTCCGCATGAACGGCTTGCGCCTCGCCATCGCCAATCGCAAAGCCAATCGTGCAGATATGGCCGTGCGCAGGATCGAAGCTGGTCTTGGCGACGATCTCGTCAGCCGCCGCGTCGCCATTCTCCGCAATCCATTTGTCGATGCTCTCCTGCTTCTTGTAGCTGGCAGGGGCCTTGATGTTCTTGCGAACCTCGGCGCGGTATTCCGGCGACTGGTTCGGGATCGTCTCAATGTCGAGATATATCGTGTTCATGCCGCCACCTCGTGCAAGATGAAGGCGATGAACCATGCAAGCGAAGTAAGGCCCCAGACCACCTTGGTGGGGCGGTGCTGACTTGAGCAAGCGAGCAAAATGCAGAGAAGGCACACTGCGTAGCGAAGAATGGCGCCGTCGCTCATGCCGCCACCTTCTCGGTAGCGTTGCTAATCGCGCCTCGCGGGGTGAAGCCGGTGGCCTCGCGCCCGTCCTTCATGACGACGCGAAAGCCAATGGTGAGGCGTTCGATCAGGCGCACGCCTTCCGCGTCCATCGCTTCTGCGATGCGGCATGGCTCGCCAGCCTCGATCCGTGCAAATGCGTTCATAAACCAACTCCTTTGTGGAGCCGGTTATGCTTTATGCGTTACCCCTTGTCAAACGCAAATTGCATTATTTTTGCACTTCTGCCAATCCGCGCAGGTATCCGATGGCTTCTGCCTTCTTAATCGGCGGTAGCTGGCGGAAGAGTCGCACCACCTCGGCTTTGGGATCGTCCGTCTCTCCGGGAGCATCGCCCTTGCCATATAAGAGCCATTCCTCCGTCACCTTATAGCGCCGGGCGTAAATAGCTGCTTTCTTGGCGGGAAAGCCTCGACTGCCGTTTTCGTGGCCTAGATATGTGGAGACGGGAAAGCCTAGCGCCTCGGCTGCTTCCTTGCCCGTATTATACCCTGCCCGCACTCGGGCGTGGCGCAATCTGTCTGCTGGCGTGTCCATGCCTTGAGAATAATTGAAAGAATTACGCAAAAGGCGCTTGCATTCCGGTAACGCATATTGCATAACACCGTTATGCGTAGCCACACCGAAATCATCGAAGCCGTAGGGGTCGAGCCTTTGGCCGAGCTGACCGGCAAGTCCATTCATACCATCCGCTCCTGGAAGCAGCGCAAGCGCATTCCGGTGGACTGCTGGCTGCTTCTCGTAAGCGAAGGCGCGGCGGGTGCTGACGAACTCATGTCAGGCGTGGCGCAGGGACGCGCAGCGTGATGCTAGCCGGTTCGCCTGAATGGGATCGCCCCGCGCTTCTCGAAAAAGCCCTCAGCGACAGCTTGGCTTTCCTCGACGGCTTGCAAGAAGTCGTGCGGCAGGAAACCGAAGCGCAGGTCGCGCCCGCCGCATGGGATGGACAGGATAAACAGGCCGCGCTCCTCACAAAAGGTCGGCGGCCCCTCAGACATAACGAGCATTCCTTTTCGGTGCATGTTCCCTCCCTGTTCTCTTTTGGAACGGTAGTCAACATGCCGGATCGAGTCCGGTCAATCTGCGCAAAAACACCTGTCCCGCATCGGGATAAGCCTTTGGCGAGAATATACAATTTTGGAGGTGCGGCATGATCCTCGCGCTTGTCTGCATCGTCATGTGGGCCGTGTTCTTCGGCCTTCTTCGCCTCAACGAGCATGTGCGGAGCCGCCACCATAGCGGCTCTACTCGCACCGATGTTTTGTCCTTTCCTCATGATTGGAGTGATACCAATGCTTAGCAACGCGGTCGTTCGGAAAGCGGCCTTTCTTACGAACGCTCGCGCGAAGGCGTTGGCAGCGGAAGGCATCCAGTCGGCAGTCAAGGAACACGGCAAAGATCGTGTTGCCGAAGCTGCGGACGTTCAGGTTCGCACGGTCGAGAAGTGGATGTCGGAAGCATCCTGCCCGTCCCTGCCCGACCTATTCAACGTGGCAAGTCTTCACTCGCCGGTCGCAACCGCGATCCTTGAAGAGATGGGCTGGGCCAGCCTGACCCGTTCGGTTTCCAATCCGGCCAACGACATGGAGGTTGCTGCGAACCTTGGCCACGCGGTTGCGGAGATGATCGACCGTCTGCGCGATGGCACCCGCTGCCACGTGGACACTGCTGTTCTCGCCGCCCTGTTCCGCCAGCTTATCCCGCAGATGCAAGCCATCGTGGACGAGGACAACGCGCGGAGGGCTGCATAATGGGCAACTACACCTCCCCCGCACAGATGCGCGCCTCGCTGGCTAACGTCATCACCGACGAGCAGATGCTTGAGAAGGTGGTCGGTGACTACTTCAAGCGCAACGCCCCTGCTCCCGTATCGAAGCAGGCCCCCGTTACCGGCTATCGCCCGAAGGCGCATTACGCTGCCCCTGCCAAGTCGAGCATCGTCCAGCAGGACGAAGACTATCACACGCACATGGAGCGCGGCTCTGAGGCGCTGGCGCAGGCAATCGAGACGATGCTTGCCGGTGGAGTCCCCAAGACACCGAGCCGCCTTATCTGGAGCACCGTAAGCGGCGCTGATGCTGGTCAAGGGGTCACTGAACGCGATGCGATCCCCCGCCCCACTTACAAGGTTGTCACATACAGCACGCCCTGCATGAAGTGCGGCGCTGCCCGTTCGTGCGCTCACAGGGGCGGCGAATAATGGGCAAGGAATGGCGAACCCTTGAATGGCTCCCCGACTACGCGATCAGCGAAGACGGAGATATTGAGCGCGTTGTTGATGGTGTGACCCGCAAGGCTGGTTTCCGCCCGCGTGGCAACACGCACAACGGCTATCTTCGGTATAAGCTCAGTATCGACGGGAAAAAGCGAATGCTCCTTGCGCACAGATTGGTGTGTGAGGCGTGGCACGGCACACCGCCTACGTCCAAGCATCATGCCGCTCATGGCGATGGAAACCCGCTCAACAATCACTTCTCGAACCTTCGCTGGGCAACGTGCTTGGAGAACCAGCGCGACCGCCGCAAGCACGGCACCGCCCCCATAGGCGAGAACAACCCGCGCGCAAAAATCACCGCTGCGCAAGCGCGTGAAATCAAGCGCCGCTATTGTGGCCGCTACGGTCAAGTCGCTCAACTCTCTCGCGAGTTCGGACTTAGCCATTCGGCCACCTTGTCGATCTGCAAGGGGGAGCATTGGAATGGCTGACCCGGCTAACGTCCGTCGCGGCAAGAACAACAAACGCCGTGGTGCGAACTACGAAAGAGAGCTGGTGCAGGACTTCGCCGCCTTCGGGCTGCGTTCGCGCCGTGTGCCCCTCTCTGGTGCCACTGAATACGCCAAGAACGATGTCGAGGTGACGGCAGGGTTCGACGGCAAGACCGTATTCAGCGGGGAAGCCAAGCGCCGCAAGGCCCTGCCCAAGTTCTTCACCGAAGCACTCGACGGCGCGGACTTTGCAGCTTTCCGCCAGGACCACGGCGAAACGCTCATTGTCATGCGCCTCCAGACATTCGCGGAGCTACTGCAATGAGCAAGCCGAGCCATATTCCGGTATTCCCGGACGCATATTTGCGCGACAATTTTCGCCTCACTCTTGAGCAACACGGCTTGTTCTTGATGCTGATGATGGAGGCTTGGAACAGCCCCGATTGCTCGCTTCCCGACAACGAGAAAGACCTTGCGAAGATCGCGGGCATCACGCCTGCCCGCTTCCGCAAGATTTCGCCGGAAGTCCTTGAAAAATGGACCCGAGACGGTGGCCGCATCTACCAAAAGCGCCTGCTGAAAGAGTGGCGTTATGTGCGCGAAAAGAGCGCCAAAAGGAAGGCCGCAGCGAACAGCCGGTGGCAGCAGCAAGACGCATCCAAATGCAATGCAAATGCAATGCACCTAGGTGGAGGTGAAGGTGAAGGTGGAGGTGGCCTTAGCCAAGGTAGCAGTTTTAGGGATGAGGTAGGCGACAAGCCGTTTCGCGTTGTGGGAGGCGGCAAGTGAGCGCGCTCCCACTGTTCAAGGCTGAGCCGTTCCAGCCCCGTCCGCTTCGCCCGCACCAGAGCAAGGCTATGGCGATGCTTGGCCGGTCGTTCATGGCCGGTAACAACCGCATCGTCCTCCAGATGCCTACTGGCGCAGGCAAGACCCGCACCGCAGCCGAGATCGTGACTGGCGCCCTCCGCAAGGGCAACCGTGTCTGCTTCACCGTTCCGGCAATCAGCCTGATCGACCAGACCGTCGAAGCTTTCGAGCGCGAAGGCATCGACCACATCGGCGTTCTGCAAGCGAGCCACCCTCGCACTGACTACGCGGCCCCCGTCCAGGTGGCTTCGGTCCAAACAATCTCCCGCCGCTTCCTGCCCGAGTGCGAGGTTGTGGTGGTCGATGAATGCCACTTGCGGTTCAAGGCGATCAGCGAATGGATGCAACAGGATGGCAAGCGCACGTTTATCGGGCTGTCGGCTACGCCTTGGGCGCGCGGCATGGCCGAGGACTGGCAAGACCTAGTTAGCCCCGTCTCGATGCAGGAGCTTATCGACGCGGGCTGGCTCTCTCCGTTCCGTGTGTTCGCCCCGTCTCACCCTGATCTTAGCGGCGTCAAAACCGTGGCGGGGGACTATCACGAAGGCCAGCTTGGCGACGTGATGGGCGAAAGCCGGTTGGTGGCCGATGTGGTCGAGACCTGGCTAAAGCGGGCCGAGGGACGCCCGACGCTGGTGTTCGCTGTCAACCGCGCCCACGCCCGCAAAATCCAAGAGCAGTTCGCCGCTTCCGGCGTGTCGATGGGCTACTGCGATGCGCATGTGGATCTGGTCGAGCGCCAATTGCTGTTCGACCGCATGGCGCGGGGTGAGATTGCCGGGATCGTCAATGTCGGGACGCTGACAACGGGCGTCGATGCCGATGTGCGCTGCGTCGTGATGGCGCGTCCTACCAAGTCCGAAATGCTGTTCGTGCAGTGCATCGGTCGCGGCCTGCGCACCGCAGCGGGCAAGGATGATTGCCTGATCCTCGACCACGCGGACAACCATGCACGGCTCGGCTTTGTGACCGACATCCACCATGACCGCCTGCTGACTGGCAAGGAAAAGCTGGAGAGCAAGCGGGCCGAGAAGCCGGAGAACCTGCCCCGCGAATGCCCGTCCTGCGGAACGCTGAAAACGCGCGGCCCCTGCCCTTCGTGCGGCTTCAAGCCCGAGCGGCAGAGTGAAATCGAGTTCGAGGAAGGCGAGCTGGTCGAGGTCGCACCGAAGCAGGCGAAACCGACAATGGCCGACAAGCAACGCTGGTATTCGGAGCTTCTTTCGATCCGCAACCAGCGCGGACGGTCTGCCGGTTGGCTGGCACACGCATACCGCGACAAGTTCGGAGTTTGGCCGCGTGGGCTGGAGGAGCGTTCGGCAACGCCCTCGCCCGAGGTGCTGGGCTTCGTGAAGGCCAAAGACATCCGATTTGCAAAGCGCAGGGAGGCGAAACGATGAAACCGAGGACTGCGGACATGGCGCGCGGCAAGTGGCGGGGCATCCTGCTATCGCTGGGCATCGACCAACGGCACCTGACCGGTAAGCACGGCTCCTGCCCGATGTGCGAGGGCACCGACCGTTTCCGTTGGGACAACCAGCACGGCAACGGTGGCTATATCTGCAACCAGTGTGGCGCTGGCAACGGCTTTGACTTGCTGATGCAGGTTAAGGGCTGGGACTTCGCCACGGCGGCGCAAAAGGTCGATGAGATCGTGGGCAACGTCCAGCGCGAGCCTATGCCGAAGCAGATCGATCAGCGCACCCGCGCCGATATGCTGAACCGGCTCTGGACTTCGGGCCAGCGCATTACAGCGGGCGATCCGGCATTCGCCTACCTGTCGAGCCGCGCCACGCTGCCCAAGTCGCTGCCTAGCTGTCTGCGGTTCGTGGCAGAGTGCCCCGCGCCTGATGGTGTGAAGCGCCCCGCCCTCCTGGCACTTGTGCAGGGAGCCGATGGGGATGCGGCTAACATACACCGCACGTTCCTTGGCCCAGACGGCAAGGCCGATATGGATAACCCCCGCGCCATGATGCCCGGTTCGCTGCCGGAGGGATCGGCGGTGCGCCTGTTCCCGGTGCATGGCGAACGGTTGGGCATTGCCGAGGGTATCGAGACGGCTTTCGCCGCCGCCGCAAGGTTCGGCATTCCGGTCTGGAGCGCGATTAATTCAACGATGCTGTCGAAGTGGACCCCGCCTGCTGGCGTGAAGGAGGTTGCCGTATTCGGTGACTGCGACGCCAAGTTCGGCGGGCAGGCTGCGGCCTATACCCTTGCGCATCGGTTGGCCGGTCGGATGCGGCTCGATGTGTCGGTTCACATACCGGGGAAGGTCGGTCGCGATTGGGCCGATAGCGATGTCGCATGAAGGTTGGCGAAGGTGCGGGGAAGTTCATCGCGGACTGCTTCGGCAACGAGCCGACCGAAGTCATCCGCCAACGCTGGAAAGACGGCGAATACGGAACCGGCAATTTGGCCCCAAGGGCGGATTACGTGAAGGCATGGATGAAACAGGCGGGGAGGAAGTGATGGAAGCAGTATGGAAGAACCACAACCCGCTACTTTCGCGGCCCATTCTTAACCCGACGATGCGGGTGGTTTCGCATGGCGGCGGGGTGCAGACGTCTACGTTGCTCGTCATGGCCGCGCGTGGCGACATCGGGCCGATGCCAGATGCCGCAATTGTCGCTGATACGGGCGACGAGCCGAAGGAGGTGTGGGAGTATCTTGATTACATCGAGCCGATGATCCCGTTCCCCATCTACAAGGTGCAGCGCGGGGACATAATCCAACACATCAAGCGGGGCAAGAACCCGAATGACATAGGCCAGCGCGCCACCCTCCCTCTCTACTTGCAGGATGGGGGGCAGATGATGCGGACATGCACAGCCTCGCTCAAGATTGACGCTGTGACCGCTAAAATCCGCGAGATGATGGGGCTGACTAAGGGGCAGAAGCCGCCGAAGGATACGCTTGTTGAGGTGTGGATCGGCATCAGTATGGACGAGAAGCGCCGCGCTGGAGGATTTCCGGCAAAGCCCTGGCAGTCCGTGCGTTACCCCCTGCTTGAAGCCGATATGACGCGAGGCGATTGCGAACGGTATCTTGCGGAGCGACAAATCAAAATCCCGCCGCGTTCTCGCTGTCGGATATGCCCTTATCGCAGTGACGAGAGCTGGCGCGAACTTTCGCCGGAAGATTTTGAACACGCCTGTCGCGTGGATGACATGATGCGTGAGGGCGGCACCCCTCTAAAGGGCATGGACAGCCTTGCCTACCTCCATCGGGATAGGAAGCCGCTGCGCGATGTCGATCTTACCGCCCCCAGCATGGGGCTGCCCCTTGAAGACGATTGCTTTGGAGTATGCGGAACATGACACGTGCGGAAACGATAAGCTATCCGGTGCAGATTTGGATTGCAGGCGATCACGCAAAGGCGATCGAGACATGCCGCTCCTATTGTGATGAAATGGGGTTCTGCGTCACGGTTACGCCGACCACCTACGTCTACACTGGCGGGCAAGAGGCGGGAGTCTGCATCGGGCTAATCAACTATGGGCGTTTTCCCTCCGAACCACGCTCGATCTTCAACCGCGCTCGCGAGATTGGCGATGTGCTTTTGAAGGCGCTGGGCAGAAATCATACACCATCCAAGCGCCAGACAGGACGCTTTGGATTAGCCATCGAGAGCGCCGCCTAATGGCTGAGGACATCATCAAGTATCAGGAGGGCCGAGAGGCAGCGATACGCGGGCGCAAGCTTCGGGTGCTGGATCTCTTCAGCGGCATAGGCGGCTTCTCCCTCGGCCTTGAACGCGCAACAATGGAAGGTGCTGAGTATGTCGGCTTCGAAACAACGGCGTTCTGCGAAATCGAAGAGTTCCCCCGCAAAGTCCTCGCCAAGCACTGGCCCGATGTGTCCTGCTACCGAGACGTGCGAGAGCTTACCGCAGAGCGACTTGCTGCCGATGGAATTGCCGTCGATGTCATCTGCGGAGGGTTCCCCTGCCAGGACCTATCGACGAGCGGAACGGGACTTGGCCTTGCTGGTGAGCGAAGCGGGTTATGGTCTGAGTTCAAGAGGCTCATTCGCGACATTCGACCAAGCTACGTTGTCTTGGAAAACAGCCCAGAGCTGCTTGATGGGTGGTTGGGAGACGTTGTCGGGCCGCTGGCCTCGTTCGGGTATGACGCGGAGTGGGACTGCATACCAGCGAGCGCCGTTGGTGCCCCTCACCGCCGCGACCGCATCTGGCTTATTGCCTACCCCTCTGGCGGGGGACAATCGCAGTCGTGGGGATGTCTCAACACCGTGCATCCAGCGTCGGATGCGTATCGGGAAGCAGATCATGTTGTCGATGCTGTTCAAAGGCGCGCCCTGCCCTTCGTGTGTGGAAGGCATGATGGGCTTCCCGGAGGGGTGGACCGCCTTAAAGCCCTCGGAAACGCAGTAGTGCCCCAAATTCCCGAGCTAATCGGACGGGCAATTCTAGCTGCGCAAAACACCACGATACGCGGGGATAAACGCGACGCACGCAAGCATTCTGACTGGCTGGAAGGCTATGATGCAGTCCGGCCCACCAGCACAGCGGGAAGGGAATAGAACATGGCACGACGCGGACGGCCTCGCAAAGCGGGCAAGCGCACAGCAAGCGGACGCCTCAAGGCTCAGCCTGTGACCTTCGACAAGGGCACCGAGCGCACACAGGACAAGTTCAGCGTTTATGGCGCAGACGGGTCCGACGCCATCGGCAGGGCCTACGTCATGGGCCTCCTGGGGGCAGACAGCAACGGGCATCCGACGAGCGAGGCGCTTGACCTGCGCAACCTCGCCCGCAAGATACACCGCGCCTACTGGCCTATGCTGGCGGTAGGGCGCGAGAAGTCATGCCTTGGCCTCGACATCAACGGGCAGGCGGTAAACGACAACCTGCTCGACCCAGAGGAACGCGAATACAAGATCAAGCGCGAAAAGCGCCTGACGGACACCCTGCGGACGGTGGAGCGGATGTCCCGCCAGCACCGCAAGGCATTCGATGACTTGTGCATCGAGCTGCACCCTGACTGCGGTCCCGTATGGCTGGACGCATTGATCTGGGCAAAGCGCCACGGCAAGGCTGCGGATCGTGCTGACGAACAGGCGATCAAGCGCGCAATCGAGGCATTGGAACAAATCGGGCCGAAATGGGGATAGAAACGCAAACGGATGCAGAACAGGGGTTGACCACTGCCTGAAAAGCTGCTATGCGCGTAAATGATATTCGGAATTGTGCCTATTGCCCGTTAGGTGTGAGGCGCAACCGAAGCGAGATTGCAGGACGGTCCCCGCTCTATAGCGGGCGGTGTGGCTTCCTGCTTCAAGATTGCTGCGGAGTATGCAGGTCGGTTGGGGAACCTGCGCCGGGTATCGCTTAGCGAGTGGAACCCAACCCCGCCCGGCCCGCAGCATACCATGTTCCCGCTCTGCTTCGGCATCGGGCTTTAAGTCCTAGTTCGCTAGGCCGCAGGGATGGCCTCCTGCGTAGGCCCTCCCCTCTGTTGCCACGGCACAAGGGAGGGCATTTTTGCATTGGCCAGCGTCCTTATTGCGACAAGGCCAGCCCGCACCTCGAAAAGCACCGATCACGGACCCTAGTGGGATAGCGTTGGTAGCGGGCAAACATACGGAGGGCCTGATGGACCTCAAGCACTTCGAGAAAGCGATAGAGGATCTGCGCAAGGCCAATGAGTGCTGCGCGGCTGCTGCTATGGACGTTGCCGACGTAGAGGGCTGCATCGAGGTGTATCAGCGGAAACTGGAGGCGTCGAAGGAACGGCTTGCTGAGCAGGCCAAGCTGGCGTCGGATGCTCGCAAGCGCGTTGACGCAATGGTCGAGGTGGCAGTCGAGCCTGCGATACTGATGCTGTGTGATGGCGCACCAAGTGGCAAAGCGTAACCGGTCACAACGGCGACGGGATGCCGAGAGGGAGCGGCGCGATGACTGAACTGGTCCACCGAGTTAACACCAAGGCCATTGTGATCCGCATCAAGGTGCCCCGCTCGTTCGGGGTCCGCATGTGGATTGGCACCAAGCTGCTTCACATAGCTGCGATGGTGCTGCCCGTTACGGTAGAGGTTAGTGATGACTGAGGCCCCTGCCGCATACTCTGTTGACGATCTGCGCTTTGACCCTGCAATCGGCGCGCGTCTCGACATCATGCTAGACGGTAAACCGGTCACCAAGGTGGTCGCATACGACACGATCAAGGGCCAAGTTCTACGCCTCAAGACTGGCGAGGACGGCAACCTTGTCCTGAATGCGGCCCGCGACGATGTTGTGCGCGAACTGCTAGAGGGCAAGGTAGAGGCTAGACTGCGCAGTGAGTAAGCAGCGGATGCCCTACAACACGGCACGCTGGAAGCATGGCTAAGGCTCCGCCGGTCTTCATGAAGCGCCCAGAGCGCAAGGCGTGGAGGCCAGAGAGTAAGCGCGACACAAACCGCATTAGGGGCAGCATGGGGCAAAAGCTGCGCAAGAGGCGCATGGAGCGCACTAACTGGCTTTGTGAGGATTGCTCGGCAAAGGGCCTAGTCCGTGCCGCTGACGTAGTGGACCACATCAAGCCATTGGCTCTTGGCGGCGAGGATGTTGACAGCAACACACGTAATTTATGCAATGACTGCCATAAGGTCCGCACCAAGGAGCAGTTTGGGCGTAATACCCCGCCCCCCACCAAAAGTTGACAGACTGCGACCCTAGACAC